TATCCGTAGGTTCACCCTCATATCTCCATCTTCTATTCTTGTCATCCCAGTTAAACCTAACCACCTCATCAATATCAATTAGATCTGCATATCTTCTTCTAAAGAACTTATCATTGAATACTCTGATATGTGATGGATCTGCGAATGAAGGTACTGTGAATATAAACTCTTTTCCTGAAGGAATGTTTCTGATGATATCCTTGTCTCTCTTGAGATGTTCTAATACCTCTGTGCATACATACATATCTCCCGCTCCATAATTCTTAATATCGTAGGCATCGCCTACCCATACATCTAATTTAGGATTCAATTCTTTTGCTTTCTTAATAGCGTACTCACTGAAATCAAACCCACTATAATTTTTAACATACTTTGATAATTCTCCAAGTCCACATCCAATGTCTAATACATGAATCTTTTCAACAGTATCTCCAATCATTTGTAGTATGTCGGTATATCTAGACATGTCATTATCCTTTTGGAAAAGCCCGTCATAGAATTTATTGTCTTTCTCAGTACATGGGAATGTAGCAAAAAGAACGCCACTATTATCTGCGTCTTCTGCGAACTCCATCCATCTAACTCCCTTATCAATTGGAGATATCATGGCCAAGAACATAATCGCATCCTTAAAGTTAGGATTTAGTAATATAGCTCTCAGTAATGAATCGTAAGCCTCTTGTTTTCTCTGTTTGTAGAAATAACATCTACCTAACATATACCAAGCCTGAGACTCTTCTCCAACCCAGTTTGGATCTTCTAGATACTCTCTATACCAAAATATCGCTTCAGACCAGTTTCTCTTGTAAAAATACTCTCTTGCTAGGTAGAATTTTTCTCTTTTAAGTGTTCTATCTTCATTTACTGCCTTACTCAATATTCTGAGAGTTCTTTCAGGATCCTTCTTGTGTGCTGGAGAGTAATCGTAGATGATGTCAATATCAGAATCGTATACATTTATTGTCTGTTTCCCGTCCTCGGTTAAATAGTTGTGTGCTGCACCATTCCACTTTACCTCAGGAACATTCTTGTATATTCTTGGGAATGGGTTCTTAGTCCCATCGGATTTAGCAACAGTAAACACATTAATGAATTTATAACCTTCTTTATCAGCCTTCTCAATAACGTCTCTCAAGTGTTGGAAGGAGCATCCTAGTACCTCATCTGCATCTATTGTAACGTTCCAATCACCAGTAGACTTCTCCTTAGAGTGTTGTCTGGCCTTACCAAAACTATCACACCATACAAAATCTGTGTACACTTTATCAGTATACTGCTTAGCAACCTCAATTGTAGAGTCCTCTGAACCAGTGTCGCAGACTATAATTTCATCTGCTTCCTTAACTGTTTCCAAACATCTAGCTAACATTTCTTCCTCGTTTTTTACGATCATCACAATGCTGATCTTCATGTTACTATGACTTAATTTATATAAAGAACGACCTAATCTTCATAATCAATTAACAACCATGCGTCTGCAACACCATCCGTAGCACTATCTACTGTTACTTTGATGAATTCAAATGCGTCCTCTGGACTCATACTTAGGAATCCACATCCATCAGCACTTAATGTTAAACTTGCAACTCTTGTTTCACTTTGTTCGTTAGTATTTGTTACATTACTAATCCATTTGTTATATGCAGCGTAATCAGTTCCTACACCTACAGTTGCTGAGAATACAGAACTTCCTGATGAGTGACTTGATCTTTTGCAGAACAGTGTTACTTTACTTGCACCTTTAATATCAAAGGCATTACTAGATGTAGCATCCATGGATGTAACATTAGTTAAAACTTTTTCTACTCTTCTCATTTGTGTCTTGTATAAAATTAATTAAGACCTCATGCCTACCCCCATAAGAGGTAGAGCATAAAACCTTAATCTGGGACTGGGTTTGTCATTGTTCCTGTTGCACCATAATTGTGCAAAATCCAGGCTGTTGCAGATTTGCATGTAGCTTCGAAAGAAGCACCTGCAGCCAAAACTGCTTGTACTGCTGCACCTGTAACGCCATTAACGGCGATTGTTGCTGGAGCAGAACTTCTTAGTTCACAAGCTGTAGCACCAACATTTGCACCACGTACAACTTTTCCTGCTACTGGAGCTGGAAGAATTACGATGTTATTTGCGCCTGCTGATGTGATTGTAGCAAAGTCTTTAGAAGCTGGAATTGCTACACCTGTTGAGGTTGCGGCAACTGTAGTTCCGACTGCTGTTACATATCCTGATAAGTTTCCTGTTACGTTACCTGAAAGATTTCCAGTTACGTTTCCAGTGACATTACCAGTTACTGCACCTACGAATCCACCTGTTGAGGTTACTGGACCCTTAAAATGTGTTCCTGTTGACATAATATGTCTATATTCAAATTAACTAATATATATTCCCACAATTTTTCCCTGTGGTCAATTTAGTTGTTGGGAGGCAGAGTTTTCGCCCTCTGCCATGGCTCTGATACTTAACCTGTGTAAGTAGATCCGTCTCCTAGAGATCCGAAGATTCCTAGATAGTTAGACCAACCTGTTGCATAGATGTCAGTAACACCTCCGTAGAATACGTCTGTGTCCTCATCCTGCCATGATTTGATTTCGAAGTCCTGTAGGGCTTTGAATTTCAAACACTGGCTTGCATAGTACTTATCCATTAAGAACCATCTCTTATCATAAGTATCTGCATCAGTAGAGCTTGTGTCACCCTGCTTATATGCGAATACGTGTGAAAGGTAAGGAACTTTCATTAAGTCAAGACTCAAACCTTTGATATAGTTCTTGTTGTTGTCAGCTGAATCTGGCTTTCCATCTGCATTTAAGATTTGGAATGCTACTTCACTGTTATATTCTCCAGCAATTACTAATACCATGTTTCCATTTACACCAATATCCAAAGGCATTCCTGAGTTAGAAACCCATCTAGACATCTGATCTTTAGCCAACTTAACGTTGTCATAAGATAGTTCTCTCTGGACTCCATCACTGAATGTGTTTGGTTGAGTTCCACCTGTAGCTTTGATTGGGTGAGCTGTTGAAATCAACGCTTTTCCATCTCCACCTAGTGTACTCCAAGCATTTCTCAAAATAGCGAATGCGTTAACATCTCTTCCTTGAGCAGCTTTCTTTGAAAGATCTTTAGATTTTCCTTTGACTTTCCCGTAAAGGTCAGTTTTATCTAACAAAGTAGAAAGATCAATTTTTCTCTTATAAACCTTCTGACTGTATCTCCATGTGTAACCAAGAGTCATTTGCTGTTCTGGCTTTGCAGCAGCTTCATTTACTTCCTCTGGGTAGTCTACACCTGCGAAACTTGAGTCATCTTCGTATAATCTAGATGTTCCTTCTAAGGTGAACAACTGAGTAAACATTGGCTTATAAAGTTTTGCCTCTTCCTCCATCCACATTTCAATCCCAGGAGCTGTAAGAGCTGCTTGTGATGTTGTGGTCATTATTCCTGTATTAATAGGCATTTTTATAAACTAACTAAAATTAAACTATTGGACTAATTGTCCTTCAACTAACTTTGCATCAACTGTCTTGTTGTTTCCAGGAACCTGGCCTACAATCAAGAACTGTGAAGCTGTGGCTGCTACGGAACTTTCATCGAATAGAGTTTCGTTAGAAGTTACTATATCAATGTATGAACCAACTGCAGCAGAACCTGTTGTGGTTCCTTTTGTGGCGTCAAGATCTCCTCTTACTGTATCACCTGGTACTAATGGCTCGATTAAAGCAGCAACCATTTTGTCTGTCTGGTTGTCAGCAGCAGCTGCGTATGTTCCCTGATGAGATGATGTTGGAGCTGTCCATGAACCATCATATTCACTAGAGTTGGCATTTTGGATAGGGACATTACCTACTACAATACCCTTACAGATTCCGTAAACTCTATCTGTTTGAGCGTCTGCAGCAGCAACACCACCTTCTATAATGTTAACGGTTCCACCTACGAAGATTGTTTCGCTATTAGCGATAACCATCTTTTCAAGTGGTCTTCCGCCTCTTCCATCTATTGTTTTTACTAAAAACATTATCGGTTATTACTTATATTAAATTTTTAGAAGCAAGTCTTTCGACATACCTCTTTCTGAAGTCTTCAGCAGCGTTACCAGTCAGTTTCTCTGATTCAATGTGTGCTTTTATGAATGCTTCGTGTTGAGCAGGTAATCTATCATGAGCTTGCGATCCTGATGATCCTCCTACTACACCTGAAGACATACCTCCAAGTAACATATCAGAGATACCTCTTGCGTAACCTCTGTCCTCGATTTCGTCTTGTCCGACTACTATTGCTTTAGCTCTGCTAATTGCAGATACAGGGTCTAAGTGGCTCTCTGTCTCTAGTTTAAAAGCTAAAGGCCAAATTGCGTTTAGAGTTTCCTTACTAAGTGATCTATTTGATGCATCTTCTAGGAATCTTTGGGTTGCCATTTGTCTATTTTCATACTGTGTCTTCAATTTGCCAGCGGCGTCATGAAGAACAATCTGTTCAAATGGGTCTAAAGATGGAGTGGTAGGAACTTGAGTTGCAGGTTTCTGAGGCTGTTGTTGTGCAGGCACCTGTTGAACAGGATTCTGAGCATCGTAAGCACTTAGATACTTTTGCTTCTCATCTTCGGTTACTCCGTTTGAGACCAAATATTTCTCTAGTATCTGTCGGTCGCTAGATACAAAACCAGTAACAGCGTTCTTCATGTCCTCAACCTCTTTTGCAAGAGCCTGATTCTTTTCAAAGAGCTTTCGCCCCTCTTCTGAAGATGCTTGCCATCTTGTCTTGTAATCTAAATCCCCTTGTGAAGGAGCCGTCTGACCTGATCCGTTTGGATCGGTATTTATAGTTGTGGTTGTCCCATCAGTCCCTGGAGTCACAACTTCGCCCGCACCCTGGGTTATCACATTTTGGTTTGCACCATCCTGTGGGTCCAGTATATTGTCGTTTGGCATATTGTATTGTAAAAAAACTTAAAGTGGTCTCTTGCGAGGTTGCACTATTGTCCCTGATTAAACAAAAAGAGGGCTCACCAGAGATAGGAATTACTTCCTAAATCTAATGAACCCTCTATGCATAGCCAGGTATCTTTATTAAAAGTTACACTATTATTTTTGGATTGTCAACTTTTCTTTGGCTCTTTGTCTAAATCTTTTCCTTCGGCTGTATTTGCAATAAGGCTAAGCATTTCTGTAGCTCCATGAGCTCTATACTTCATACTATATCCGATTACTGCCATTCCATCTGGAAGCAATTCCTTACTATCAACTGCGTCAGCAAGTAACTTTAATCTGTAGTTATCGTACAACAGATTGATTACTTTCCACCCTTCTGAGGCGAGTATTGATTTTAATGCAGCTCTATCTCCTGCGCTTATTTGGTGTAGTTCCATAAAAATATTTAATAAAATTAAGCAACTGCTCCTGCGCTCATTTGTCCCTCCATGTCAGCTGGGCTGGCATTGTTAGGTACAGGGATTCCGCCTTGGTTAGGTAACCCAAGATTCCCACTTACGGTTGGTACATTAGGACTGCTATTGTTTGGTACTTGTGGCTGTGGATTGTCCATTGCATCCGCTTGCTGTAGTGCTATCTGTGTAGAAGTATTG